GCTACAAAACAACCCAGGGGCCCGTCGGGCGGTAGGTATCTGATGGGTATTGGATTAGCTCAGTTTTTGATTATCAAGGACACTGGCGGCAACGTGCAGCGTAAGTGGCAGAATTATTGGATCAGTCAGTCAGTTGATGGTTATGCCTTTGCACCGTTTTCGGTGTCAATGCTGATCTCTAAGGTGTCTGATGGCGAAGAATCAGTTCAGATTTTATTGCCGCCAACTGATGACAATTTAACCTTGGCAGAGTTGGGGTTGCAGTCTTTTTACATTGCCACGGTTGAGCAGTATCAATTTCTGGTGCCAGACAGTGGACTGCCAGCCACTAAGACCAAGATTGCGTCTTTCACCGGTGAGTTCCAGGCTGCAAGTCTTCAGCCTTCAGCGGTGACCTTAACGATCGGGTCAAACCTAGACTCAACTGAAAGCCAAGCACCACCCCGGAAGTTCACCTCAACCCTTATCGGCTCTCCGCCCAAGTTTTAAGAAGGACTATGTTTGAACCCAATCCGTTCGTATATCCGCAGACATCGGCAAAGCCGATTGCTACTAATTACTTGCAGGATGAGACAGCGTCCGTTGAGATCGTAGAGAAGGAAGCTTCAGGTACACAACGTTCTATCACTACGGGAACTGCGCTGCCTATCGTGTTTGGTAGGTTTCAGGATAACGCTGGCGGGGTGTGGGTTAGCCCGCCAGCAGCGAGGGTAGGGTGGCACATCAGGGATTTGCTGAATAGTGAGTTTTCGTTTGGACTTGTTATTAGCGAAGGAGAGATTGGACCAATTAGTGCCAAGGATATTTTCAAGGGTTCGTTCAACTTAGACGACCTGATCAATAGAAGCTTCTCAAACGCTTACGGCTTTATGCCAACAGCTGGCTACGATTACTCGTTTAGCGAAACGGTAACAACTCCTGGCACTCCTGGTACTGGTGACCAAGTTAATACGGGCACCAAAACGGTCACGATTAACCAATCAACCGGCAGTTACATCAACACCAGTAACTATGTCACTGTTTTTACTCGGTCAACTGATTCTGCGATCAACATAAATTTAAGTGTCACTCAAGGCAGCTCGTCAACTGGTGCTGCTTTCGCTTGGCGGATCCTGGCTAACAACATTGTTGTTGCTAACGGAACAGGAACCGGCTCAGCATCAGGCAGTTACAACGCTGGCAAGGCGGTCAGCTGGCGGATTGAGCTTAAGGCGACATCAAGCAGCTCAGCAGGCGCTGTTCAGTGCAAGATGACTGGCACTGGCACCAGGATCACGACGACTGTGATTCCCGGCACCCCTGCTGTTCCTCCTGTCTATTCAACAACAGGCCTTCCGTTGTTCGCTGGGGCTGGCGGTAATTTTATTGGCATGAGCTGCCTTGCTGTTAGTGCTGAATACGACCCAGAGAGCGCTCAGCGCGGCGTTCGGGAACAGGTCAGGTGCTTTGTCCGTAACGGGCTTTTCTGTAAGAACCTTGTCAACAATACGACCGGCAGCAGCAGCAATTTTATCGATCTAGCCTATTACCTTTTAAAAGTTAACAAGGTATCAGATGACTTGATTGACATTGAAGGGTTCCGCGAAATGCGCAACTTCTTAGAGGTCAACAAGATTAGGTATAACGGGGTCTTGGCGACCTCTACCAACCTTCGTGAGTTTTTCTCTGCTGCAGCACCAGGGGTGATGCTGAAGTTTGTGCAGGATGCGGGGCGTTTTTCGTTTAAGCCTGTCCTGCCGCTGGATGCAGATTATTACATCGAATCTGGCAGCATCGGCCCAGCTAAGACGTTCAACAATGACAACATTGTGGCTGGTAGCCTTCGTAGATCGTATTACAAGACTCAGCTGCGGAAGCCTTTCTGCGTGCTGCTTTCTTGGCGTGAACAGCAGCGGCAAAAGTATAGCTCTGTAATCACAAGCGAGTTTAGGTATAAGGGCACAGCGGTTGATGGCCCGTTCGAGACCTATGACTATTCAGATTTTATTACTGACATCAATCATGCTTCACTAGTAGCCAACTACATTCTTTCATCACGAGCTAGGACTACTCATTCAATCAGCTTCTCGACCTATCTAGACGGAAGCGCTACTGGTGAGAAACTAGCGGGCGAGCTTGACATTATGGACATTATCCGTGTCCAGATGACTAATGACACGGGTTTAGATAGCGAAGAATTCTATCAGATCAATAGTGTTACGGAGAACGCTGACGGTCAGTTAGACATTGAAGCTATTCATTTTCCATCGGATAGCACGGGCGCAAGTCTGGTTGCAGCGGATGTTTTAGCGTCCAAGCCACCTGCTGTTCCAAATCCACAGCCTGACGGCGGAAGCGGTGGTGGCGGTGGGACCGGCCCAACCCCTCCAAGTGAAGGCATTGGCATCCTGTCTGTTTCCCCGACGGGGTATGAGTACGCAGCAGGCATGAGGATCACGTTTACCGCAAGTTATGACGGTCCGGCAAAGGATGTGACGTTTAACTGGTTTGGACCGGCAGGAACTGGAGCACCGCTGTCAACAACTGGACCTGTTCTTAGCTGGGTCTCAATTGGTGCTGCTGACGCTGGTGGCTATACGGTCATCGCCGTTTCACCAACGGCTTCAGATTCCGGCAAGCGTGCAACTGCTGGTCTTGATTATCAGCCGTTCTATAAGATGAGCGGCGGCACTGTCACTACAGACGGCAACTTCAAGATCCATACGTTTAAAACCAGCGGCACACTCACTATTGACTTTGCACCACCGGTTGGAGATTTTGAGTATTTGATTTGCGGCCCTGGCGGCGGCGTTGACAACAATACAAACAGAGCTGGTGGCGGTGGCGGCGGTGGTGTCCTTACCGGCAATAGGTCTCAAGTAATTGGAGATTATCCGGTCACGGTTGGGGTGACGGGTCCTTTTGGCAATGCACGCACATCTGCTAACCATTCAACAGTTTTTGGCCTTACTGCTCAGCACGGTGGTGATGGCAGCTTGGGTCGGGTTTTTCCAAACGTTCACTTCTCAGGGGATGGCGGCTGTGGTGGTGGAGCCAGAGAGACGAGCCCTTACGACACTTTTCGGCCTGGCGTTGGGTATCAGGGCGGCGATGGTGGACGTGGCAACACGATAATTTGGAATGGGTTTGACGTGGCGTCATGGAGTGGCGGCGGCGGCGGAGCCAGCGGTGCTAATGGAACCAACGGCAGCGAGTTTGAGGCAGGAAGAGGTGGCGAAGGGGTTCTAAGTTCAATCTCTGGCACGCCTTACGTCTATGGCTCTGGTGGTGGTGGCGCTATGTTCGCCCGTCAGGCCGCAAATGGCAGGGCACCAGGAGGCACAGGCGCCGGCAGTGGCGGTGGCAGCTGGTACGTCGGCGGCACAAACACCTTCTTTGGCTTTGATCCACCAACCAACTATGGAGCTGGGGCCTCGGCGGCTAACTGGACGGCCGCTCAACCACAAGAGCGGTTCCAGCGAGGTAAAGAGGGAATCGTGATTATCCGTTATCAGTACAAGTAACATCAAGTCATGGCTGTTGTTGCATTTCCCGCACTGAAACCATCCAGCCGTAGCTGGACTCCAGGCAGTTGGCCTGTGCAGACTTTTAACACCTTGTCTGGGTATGAGACACGGATCTCATTGGGCTCAAAACCTATAGGTGGAAGTCTGTCGTTGAAATTCAGCAACCTAAAAGAAGCAGACCTGCTGAAGATCACGGATCACTACAACTCAGCGCAAGGGGTGACCAGAACGTTTTCCTTGTCAACGGATGTTTTTGCTGGAATGACGAACTCAGGGAAGGTAACCCCTTCTGGCTTTAGCTGGCGTTATGCCGCACCGCCTTCTATTGATTGGGTCGCTCCTGGTATCGGCAACATCTCAGTTGCGCTAGTGGCTGTGCCTAACTAGGCGTTCATTAGACTTGAGGCATAGTAAGAAGCCTTCAGCGAATGGCCAAGCAATACACAGGGATTGACGGGGCGCTTTACGCTGACGGGGCAAAGGTCGGTCGAGTTAGTGACTGGTCTTTTAATGCAGAGGCAGACACGTTAGAGACAACAAGCCTTGGTGATTTTGCGCGTGATTACGTTTATGGTGTTCAGTCGTTTAGCGGTTCTGCGACTGTTTTCTATTACGAGAACAATTCAAACGCCATTGAAGGCGCCAGCCTGTTGTCAGATGTTGTTCGCACAAGTGCGACACCAACAGATCCGACGCATCAGCTTGAGTTGAGGTTTGAGAACGGTAGCAAGACCCGATCAGTGAAATTTAAATGCGCTTTAAACAGCGTTGAGATTGCTGCAACAGCTGGTGAGATCATTCAAGCTCAGATCTCGTTCACTGTTTGCGGCCCGCTACTCACTGCAGCTTTGACCTGATGGCAATTTGGATCGGACAAGCTGGAGGCCTTCGCATTGCGAGCGCTGCATCTGATCAGATGTTTACGAGCCTTGATCCTGGGGACATTGACGTTCAGACCAGGCGGTTTTCTTTTGAAGATCCTCGTGTAATGCTGAGTGCAGGCGACCTTGTATGGATTCGTCGCATTGATGCCAACGGCGACCCTACTGGGACCTTGGATTTTGTTGCAGGTCATGGCTACCCCGACGGTCAGTGGTTTGTAAACGCAGATGCGGTCGGCGGCATCCGTCTTTATGCGTTGTGGGCAGATGCTGTTAACGACACGAGGGCGAACGCTGTTCCTCTTCAAGCGATCACTTCAGGGTATCGCGTCAGCTATCAGATCATGCAGGGCGATGATGAGTGTTTAGCTCAGACCGTTAGCTGGGTATTGAACACTGACCGCGAGGTTGCTGATTTTACGAGTCTTGGTGATGGCTTCCGTCAAAAGATGTCAACGCTGGTGTCAGGCAGCGGAGAGCTTGACTGCTTTTTTGATTATGCCGCTGGCAGGGCTTGCTCAGACGAAGAGGACGCAACGCCGTCCATTTACTTGCATCAGCTGGCATTAAGGCAAGAGATCGGGGCGAAGTTTACCGGCGTGTTCTTGATGAAGCAGTCTGGTTCTATACCTTTAGGGCAGCTGCTTGACGACGTAGAAGCAAGAAAAGAGCTGTTCTACAAGGCTGATTGCATCGTTACTGCTGTTGCTAGTGAGCTGTCAGCAGAAGAGCCGATTCATAGCAAAGTCAAGTTTGTTACGACTGGACCGATTCAACTGCTGCTTGGTTATCCATCCGACTACTTGCTGCAAGAGCAGTATCCAAACGATAAGGTCATGCAAGAGACAGGCTTCGGCATTCTGCTAGAGACGCCTGCTTAGACTGACTTTAAACGTGGCGTGAACTGTGGCTGACGCAAAGATTACACAGCTGAATCCGCTGGATGCGTCGAGCACACAGCCCAATGTTGATGTTTTGGCGGTCGCTGATGTCTCAACGACAGAAACAAAGAAGATAACTGTTGCTGACGTTGTTGCGTCTGGAATTACTGGTGTCGCGAATGGGAGCATCCCCGGCTCCAAGCTTGTTGCTGATTCCGTTACGGCGGCTCAGATCGCCCCTGGTGGTGTTGGTCCTAGCGAGCTAGCAGCCAATGCTGTAACGACGGCAAAGATTGATGATGGCGCAGTTACTGCTAGCAAGATCGCTGCAAACTCGATCACTGCAAATGAAATTGCTCCAGATGCAATCGGTTCTAGTGAGCTAGCTGATGACTCTGTAGACACAGCAGCGCTTCAGGACCTAGCGGTTACAGCTGCAAAGATTGCAGACAGGACGATTACCGGCGGCAAGCTTGTTCTCGGGACGGTCACTTCAGCCGAGATTGCTGATGGTGGCATTGCAACTGTCGATTTAGCTGATGGCTCAGTTACGACACCAAAGCTTGCGGATGATGCTGTCACTAGTGACAAGCTTGGTGCTGGTGCTGTTGATACTGCTGCACTTGGCGCTGGTGCTGTTACTAACGGGAACATCGCTGACGGGACGATTACAGCTGCCAAGCTTACTGACGAGCTAGACGGAAGCAAGTTTCTAGATCAACCCCCGAATGTTGTTCTGATCGG